CAGTCTGAAAAGGCTGTTGATGTTATATATGATTTGAAAATATTTATAGAATTTTATTTTACAGGAGGACATTTATTTAATGGCAGAAACAAATTTAAGACAGGCAAACGCAAAGGCATTCGTACATGGAGTAGTAAGTGAAAAGGATCTGAAGGTTGTAACAGAAGAGGGAAAAACAAAGATTATAGGTAGTTTAACTGTAAAGACTTCTGATGTCAATTTTGTTAAATTCAATGTCAATGTAAATGAGAAGACAAATTCAGGTACAGACAATAAGACTTATGCAGGTATTCAGACTGTGATGAATGAGTACAAGTCTATTGCGGAAGTTGGAGAAGATGAAGCTACGAGAGTGAAAGTAAGTGGCGATCTGAGTCCCTTTACTGATAAGAAAACTGGTGGGAAGGTTGTTGCTTATAGGAGTAATTTCTTCAACAGGCTGAAAGCTGATGAGGAACTTGAATCAAAGGCAGAATTTTCAGTAGAAGTATTTATCTCTGGTATTAATCCTGAACTTGACACAGATGGCGTAGAAACTGGCAGAACAGTTGTTAGTGGTTGGGTGCCTACATATAACGGAATTGAACCGATTGATTTGGTTGCAGAAGGTGAAGTTGCACAGGCTGTTGATTCTGGGTTTGAGCCTGGACAGACTGTAGAATTTTACGGTGATATTATCAATAACAGAATTGAAACGGTTACTGAAATTCCTGTTAAGATTGGTAAGCCAAGAAAAAAAGTTTCCGTAGAGTTTAAGAGTGACCTTATTATTACGGGTGCTTCTGAAGCCTATGAAGAGGGCATTACACCAGAACTTCCTTATGCAGCCGAAACAATTGAGGCGGCGATTCAGGAGAGAAAGAACAAACTTGAAGAAGCCAAGGCAAAAGCCCAGAGTGGCGCAAAGACTAACGGCAATGCAAAGCCTAGCGGAGCAGCGCACGGTAGAAGTCTAGGTTTCTAAAATATGAATAGTAGGTATAGATGAAACAGTATGAAAATATGTACCATTTATTGACAATAAAATACATAAAAATCGGAGGAAAACAATTTAATGGAATTAGATATTTTTAATCCACAGGTCAGTACAGTTGCAAAGGGTTTAGAAGGAAAAGTAATTTTGGTGTATGGTGGCAATAACTTGGGTAAAACAAAGCAGGCTACACGTATGAAGAAGCCGTTTTATCTTCCTTTTGAAGCAGGACTCAATGCCATCCCCGGCGTTCCCTTCTGTCCTATTACAAAGTGGTCAGATTTTATAAAGATTAATAAGCAGTTGACAGATCCATCTACAGTTGAAAAAGCTAGAGAAATGTATTCCACAATTATTTTTGATGAGATTGAAGCGGCAGCTAATTATTGTCAGGAATTTATTTGTCAGAAATACAAAGCACCTTCTATTGGTGAGGGTAATGGTGGATATGGACTTTGGAAGGAATATGAAACTGAGTTCTGGAAGCAGATCAATAAGTTGGTAGGTGCTGGTTATTGTTGTTATTTTATTGCTCACGCACAGGAAAAGGAAGGATTTATTTCTCCTAAAGCAGATAAGAGGGCATTATCTCCTATCATTAACAATACGGACTTGTGTGTATATGTTCGTTCCAATGGTGTTGATAAAGATGGGAAAGTTGTAAAATCCTCTGGTTATCTGGCACAAACGGATGAATTTTTTGCTCGTTCTCGTTTTGACTATCTTCCTACAACCTATATTGAAGAGTTTACGGCAGAAGCCTTGGAAGATGTGATTGTTAAGGCAATTGAGATTCAGGAAAGAGAAGAAGGAATTACAGCGGTTACTTTTGCAGAGCAGAAAGCGCAGAGAACAGTTACAACTAAGTCATATGATGACCTGATGGACGATTTGCAGAAACTGGGTGAGAAACTGGCTGATAACGGGTATTTAGAAGACTTGCAGAGTATTGTCGCTAACCAGTTGGGAGAAGGAAAGAAAGCAAGTGATCTGAAGAAGGGTCAAGAACAGCTCATTGAAGCAATCATCTATGACATCGAAAGTTTCATTGAGGAGAATAATCTGTAAAGGTCAATTATAAATGACAACTCGAAAATGTGTAATATGTAATGAGACACTTGATGAGCAAGGCGTTCAATATAAAGGACGCTACGCTCATCAAAAGTGTTTCAATATTGCAATGAAAACATTGCAGAAAGAAAAAAATAAAGAAATAGATAAAGTTACAGAAAAGAAAAAAGTTGGTAGAAAAGCAAAACCAAAAGCAGAACTGAAAGAAGCATTATCTGAAGAAGAATATCGAAAGAAGCAACAGTATTACAATTATTTGCGAGGATTGATTGATGGTCAAGAATTGAATGCAAAGATATATGCTCTGACAGAAGATTATATTGAAAGATATAAATTTACTTATGAGTCAATGTATAAGACTTTAGTATATCTGCATGAAATCATAGAAAAAGAATTAACAGGTGATGTGGTTGGTATCATTCCTTATTACCACAGTGAGGCGGCTCGATATTATGAAAGTATAGACAAGGTTGCTGAATTGAACAAAGATATAGATATTTCCAAAATGTATAAGGAAAAGACCATTTTGATCCAACCCAAAAAGAAAAAAATAAAACAAATTGATATTGAATCAATTGGGAAAGGGGTGGATTGATGGCACATGAAGGACTTGTAGATAAAAGGGCATACCTAAATACTTTTGGATGTTTACTACAAGATTCATCATTGATAGATGATATAGATAGACCTCTGGATCGGACTGATTTTAACACAGAAAATTTTTACGAGTTATTGTTTGTTGCCATATATAATCTGCATATGCAAGGTTGTACCACAATTGATGAATTTAATATTGATTCGTATTTGAGCAATTATAAAGAACAATATTCCATTTTCCAGGAGAATCAAGGAATCGAATATCTTTCTAATGCCAGAGAAATAGCAACGCTTGAAAACTATGACTACCACTACCATAGATTGAGAAAATATTCATTACTAAGATATTATGAAAAACAAGGATTAGACACACGCTTTATATATGACAGTACAATTGCTGACGCTTCAAAAATAGAAGCAGAAAAGATTAAATTTGATAATTATACAGAACAAGACATTATTGAGATTGTTGAGACAACATTTGTTATCAATCCTAATATGAAATATTGCACCAATACATTGAGTACAGATGTTCAAGCTGGTGACGGTATGACAGATCTGGTTAATGAATTAATGGAAGTTCCTGATGTTGGTTTGGCATTAAACAATGTGGGCTTAAATACCGTATCAAGAGGTGCAAGGTTAGGTTGTTTATTCATGCGTTCATGTCCCCAGGGTGGTGGCAAGACAAGGATGGCGGCAGGTGATGCTTGTAAAATAGCAGTTCCTTATTTCTACGATGCGAGTATAAAGCAGTATGTATTTACGGGAAACAGTGAACCAACAACAATATTTTCAACAGAAATGCCGGTTGATGAGATACAAACACTTTTAATAGCAGCCGTTAGTAAAGTGAACGAAGAACATATTTTATATGGAACATATGAAAATGATGAGTTAGACAGAGTAACACAAGCTATTTCTTATATAGAATCCAGTCCACTATATATCGTACACATTCCCGATTTTTCCATTGAAGATATAAAGAATCAGATTAAAAAATACAATAGAGAATTTTCTGTGCGATATTTTTTCTTTGATTATATCCATACTTCATTACGGCTAATGGCAGAGGTTAATAGTAAATCTGGAATGGGATTAAAAGAACATCAATTACTTTTGGTATTTGCAACAGAATTAAAAACGATAGCACAGCAATTAGATATATTCATTTATACCGCTTCACAGTTAAACGGAGAAGCACAAAACGCTTTGTATAAAGATCAGAATTTGTTGGCTGGTTCAAAAGCATTAGCAAACAAGTTGGATATGGGAGTTATTTCAATGGCTCCGACAAAGGCCGAGAGAAAAAAGATTGAAGCTGTTTTACATAAAATGGTTAATATGCCTGTGCCTAATATGTGCCATTGGGTATATAAAGTAAGGCGAGGCAGACTAACACGAATTATTATTTGGACAAAAATTGATTTGGGTACTATGACAGAACAATGTTTATTTGTTACTAATTACGATTTTGAACTAATTGATATGGATTTCACAAAGATTGAACAGGTGGAAGAAAAAATAAAAGAACATTCTGTTTTACTGTCACAAGTTCCTGATAACCCATTAGAGGAAAATGAAGAAGAGCCAACTGATAAGAAAAGTTGGGGAAAATGGTAAGTGAGGTGATGATATGTATTTAGACAAAGATGCAATTCTCAACTCACTTACTAAAGAAGATATTACCAAAATCGTTATGAATCTTGGTTCTGCATATCCCAAATCAAATAGTAATGGTGATTTAATTTTTCAATCAGTCTGTCATGGATCAGATTCATGGAAATTATATTATTACCACGAACCTAACGAAGAAAAAGATTATAAGGATAGAACTTTCCATTGCTATTCCAGATGTAGTGATAGCTTTAATATCGTTGAATTGATAATTAGAGCAAATAGAACAAAAGGGAAAACTGTTACATGGTATAAAGCTCTTAGATATATTGGACAATTAACAAATAAATTAGCAACAACAAGTGCTGAAGATGTAGAAAAAGAAAAGAATTACATTACAGATTTTGAATGGATTAACAGATTAAAATCTGCAAAGAAAAACAAAAAAGAAATTCCTACATTGTCCGAAGTTAATGAAAATGTTTTAGAAACATTTTATTATGCCCCACATGAAGATTGGTTAAATGATAATATCTCTCGTGAAGCACTTAGCAGATATGAGATAGGTTATTATGGATTGACAAATCAGATTGTTATTCCTCATAGAGATAAAGAAGGACGCTTGATTGGAATAAGGGGCAGATACCTTGATGAAAAGGATATAGAAAGAGTTGGAAAATATGTTCCATTGCAAATAAATGGTAGATTTTTAAGTCATCAGTTAGGTTCAAATTTATATGGAATCAATGTTACACAAGACAAAATCAAAAGCATTAGGAAAGCAATGATATTAGAGTCAGAAAAAGGATGTATGCAAAATTATTCCTATTTTGGAGAAGATTCTTTTGCGGTTGCTACCTGTGGAAGCAATATAACTCTCACACAGCAAAAAATATTCCTTCGCTATTTGAAGTACGAAGATATTATTCTAGCTTTTGATAGAGAATAG